TACACCTGCTGGAAATTTAGATGATGGTCCTTCTACTTATTATCAGAGCTTATCTGCATATAAAAAGGATTCAAAAGATTGGCTAGACTCACTTTACTCCGAAGCTGGTTGGGAGGTTATAGATTATATGTTTGATGAAAAGTCTGTAAAGCCTGAAAATAATATTGCTAAGGCTGGTGATATTCATAAGAGAAGAGATGTTGGACAAAAGCACTATGCGTCAGTTCCACTTACTTACTTAGATCATGGACAAGCAAAAGGTTCTACTAAAGCATTAAATAGTTACAAAAAATGGATTTCTGATGTGGTTAAACCTTTAGGATGGAAAATCGTGAATTGGATGGGAACAGAAGCAGCATTGGATAATATAATAGGTTCTTTATTCGCAGCTGGTGCTGATGGAGATTCCTATGATGTAAATTTATTTGAGCACATAAATTCAAAAAATATGTTAACACAAAAAAATAAAGGAAAGGAGTTACTGCTTATGGGTGGTGCATACGGACATTTAAGTCATCCGTTTGATAATAAAAATCTTACATTTTCAGATTTTAAAACACTAATTATTAACACATTACAGGGTAATCTCAGTAGTGAAGGCGCAGTTACAGAAAAAACTGATGGTCAGAATATAATGATAAGTTGGAAGAATAATAAACTTCTAGCTGCTCGTAATAAAGGACATATTAAAAACTTTGGTGCAGGTGCATTGGATATTAATGGAATAAAAAATATGTTTGCAGGTAGAGGTGATATAGAAAAAGCTTTCGTATCTGCTATGTTTGATTTACAAACAGCACTTAAAGGACTGAGTAAAAAGCAAAAGGATAAGATATTTGCAGAAGGTAAAAAATTTATGTCGTTAGAGGTTATGTATCCAAAGACTACAAATGTGATACCATATGATAAAGCACTATTGCAATTTCATGGAACAATAGAATATGATGCAGCTGGAACGCCGCAGGGAGAGGATAGAGGAAGTGCTAGAATGCTAGCTGGTATGATAAAACAGATTAATCAAAATATTCAAAAGACATATAGTATAACAAAGCCATTTGTTGCTAATTTACCAAAAGTAAAAGACTTCTCACAAAGACAAAGTTACTTTTTAGGTAAGTTAAACAAATTAAAAAAAGAATTTGATTTAAAAGATACAGACACATTATCAGATTATCATCAGGCATATTGGTATGAGTATATCTTTAATGCTGGAAAGCAAACAGACAATCCTAATGTAACAAATAATGTTATGGCTGGTCTTTTAAAGAGATGGGCTTTCTTTGATAAATCATATAAGATTCCACAAATTAAAAAAGACTTAAAAGATTATCCTAAGTTTTTAGATTGGGTATTATCTACTGATAAAAATGATCATGCTAAGTTACAGAAAAAGCATATTAGAGATTGGGAAGTTCTTTTCTTTGAGTTGGGGGCTGAAGTGTTAAAAAATATGAAAGATTTTATAGCAGCTAATCCTAGTAAAGCTGTTCAAAAAATGAAAAAAGATTTAACTACAGCAATTAAACAAATAAAAAATGCAAAAGACCCAAAGCAGATGGGATTGCTAAAAACTCAATTAGATAGGTTACAGGCTTTAGGTGGGTTTGATGCTATTGTTCCGAGCGAAGGGATAACATTTATGTTTAAGGGAAAGGTTTATAAATACACAGGCGCATTTGCACCTGTTAATCAGATATTAGGAATATTAAAGTTTACGAGGTAAGTATGGGGTATAGTAAAGAACAAGAAAGACAAAATCAAGTATTAGGCGATTTATTATCCGGTAGAGAGCCTGAAAAAAGGGTAATGGTTGGATATGATAAGAAAAAAGAAAAGAGCGGCGATAAGATAAGTAGACTTTCAGATGTAATGAAAGAAGCTAGAATGCCAATGTTTTGTCCTGAATGTGACAGAGTGATGAAGAAAAGATTAGATAATAAGTTTTGGAGAATGATGGGACACTGTTTTGATTGCCAAATAAAAATAGAACATAAACTTAGATTAGAAGGTAAATATGATGAATGGGAAAAGAACAAGATAAAACAAAATAAAATTGCTTTTCTTAAAGAACAAATACAAGCAATTGAAGAATGGAGAGATATGAAAGCTCCAGAATTTTTCAATAACGTTGGTGTAAATCATCCAGAATTGCAAAAAGAAAAATGGGGCGGTGATATGACTCAGCTAAATAATATGGCTGAAGAGGCATTAGAAGAATATACAAAGACTTTGAATAAACTGGAGAAATCATAATGAAAATATGGAAATTAGTGCTTGGCTTTTTTGGTATTGTCGGTGGTCTTTTTGCAGCTAAAGCTGTTAAGAGTAAGGAGATAAAACAACTTGAAAAGGTTATTAAAGAAAATAAAAAAGAAGAGAAAAAAGTAGAAAAAGAAATTAAAAAATTAGAAGTAGATAAAAAAGTTTCTAAAAAAGAGATTGGAAACTTAAAAAGAAAATTAACTAACAGCAAAAAGAAAACTCAAAAAATGCAGGATGCTTATGACAATGATGAGGTTGAATCAGCTGAAGATTTTTTAAGAAGTTTTGCTAAAAACAAATGAGAATATCTATGAAAATATTAAAATACTTTCTAATATCATTTTTTGTATTATCAATAGCTGATGGACAAGATATAAAGAAAGATGGAAAAGTAATAACTACCTTTACAAAAGAACAAGCTTTAGAAATGTTGAAAGCTCGTGATGCTCAATGGGAAGGTAAGTTGGCTAAAGCTGATTCTCTAATAGAATCTCAGAAAGTTGTTATTTCTGATAGCGAAGAATTAATATCAAAGATAGAAGAGAGTGCTGGAATAGAAGCTGTTTTATCTGATGCTAAAAGTAGACAAATTAAATTGTTGAAATCACGTGATGAAGCTAATGAAAAGATAATAAAAGCTCTTGAACCTAAATGGTATGAAAATCAATATCTATGGATGGGAATAGGATTTATCTTAGGAAAAATATAATGAAACCTGCTCCACTAAAGGATGTGATAAAAAAAGAGTATGTTAAATGCGCTAAAGATCCTATATACTTTTTAAAAAAGTATTGTGTTGTTCAGCATCCAATTAAAGGAAAAGTTCCATTTCACCTCTGGCCGTTTCAAGAAGAATCTCTAAAAACATTTGAAGAGCATAGATTCAATGTTATATTGAAAGCTAGGCAATTAGGTTTATCAACATTAACTGCTGGTTATTCTTTGTGGATGATGACATTTCATCAAGACAAAAACATTTTAGTTATTGCTACGAAGCAAGATACAGCTAAAAACTTAGTTACAAAAGTTAGAGTGATGCACGCTAACTTGCCAAGTTGGTTAAAACAAAAATGCACAGAAGATAATAAATTATCATTGAGGTATAGTAATGGTTCACAAGTAAAGGCCGTTTCAAGCGGTGAGGATAGTGGTCGTTCTGAGGCTTTGTCTCTTTTGATATTAGATGAGGCTGCTTTCATTGATAAAATTGAACCGATATGGGCTGCTGCTTCACAGACACTATCTACTGGTGGACAATGTATTGCTCTATCTACACCAAATGGTATTGGTAATTGGTTTCATAAGACTTGGGTTGGTGCTGAAGATGGTTCAAATGATTGGAATACTATAAAACTTCATTGGAACTTACATCCTGAAAGAAATGATGATTGGAGACTGGAACAAGACAGACTCTTAGGTCCTTCTTTAGCTGCTCAAGAATGTGATTGTGACTTTCTAACTTCTGGACAAACTGTCGTTGATGGTGTTATATTAGAAGAATACAAACAAGTCCATGCGCAAGATCCATTGGAGAAAAGAGGTATAGATAGTTGTCTTTGGGTATGGCAACCAGCAAACTATACTAAAGATTATATAGTATGTGCTGATGTTAGTAGGGGTGATGGTTCAGATTTTTCTGCATTTCATATTATGGAAGTAGAGACTATGGAACAAGTTGCTGAATATAAAGGTAAAATTTCTACAAAAGATTTTGGTAATCTATTGGTAAATACTGCTACTGAATATAATAATGCATTATTAGTAGTTGAAAATAACAATATAGGCTGGGCTACACTACAACAATGTATTGACAGAGGTTACGAAAATTTATTTTATATGAGTAAAGATTTAAAATATGTGGATACAGAGCATCAAATAAATAATAGATACAGAAGTCAAGATCGTAATATGGTAGCTGGATTTAGTATGACATCTAAGACAAGACCATTGGTTATTGCTAAGTTAGAAGAATATTTTAGAGAAAAGACAGTAATTGTTCGTTCTTACAGATTAATAGAAGAACTTTTTGTATTTATATATAACAATAATAAAGCCGAAGCTATGCAGGGCTACAATGATGACTTGGTGATGAGCTTTGCTCTAACCCTTTGGATTAGAGACACAGCATTAAGACTTAGAAATGAGGGAATAGATTTACAGAGGAGAACTTTAAGCGGCGTTTCTTCTCAGATGATGCCGTCAAAACCATCAACTGAAACTAATAGTTGGGAAATGGAAATAGGACCCAATGGTGAAAAAGAAAACTTAGATTGGTTAATTAAATAAGGATAATATTATGGCTGACAAAGACATATTTTCAAGACTAAAACGATTATTTTCTACTAATACAATAGTAAGAAATATCGGCGGTAAAAAACTAAAAATAGTTGATACAGGACAACTACAATCAAATACTCAAACTAATTTGGTTGATAGATATCAAAAATTGTATTCAAATATGATGCAGGGTGGTTACAGCGATCAATTATATGCTCAGCAATTACGATTAGGATTATTCAAAGATTATGAATCAATGGATTCTGATTCAATAGTTGCTTCTGCTTTGGATATCTACTCCGATGAATCAACAATGAAAAATGAGTATGGTAAGGTATTAGATATAAAAACAGATAATGCTCAGGTTTATGATGTATTACACAACTTATTCTATGATGTTCTAAATATAGAATTTAATCTATGGCCTTGGATTCGTAATATGACCAAATACGGAGATTTCTTTTTACAGCTAGAGGTTTCTGATAAGTATGGTGTTACAAATGTGACTCCGATATCTGCATATGATGTTGCTAGATTGGAGGGACATGATGTAAAAAATCCACAAATGGTTCAGTTTATGCTAACTCCTCAGGGAGATAGTGCAAGACATTCAATGCAAAAGCAAGAAGCTCAAACACTTGAAAACTACGAAGTTGCACATTTTCGTTTATTATCAGATTCTAACTATGTTCCTTATGGTCGTTCTATGTTAGAGGCTGGAAGAAAGGTTTGGAAACAATTAACTCTTATGGAAGATGCTATGTTGATTCATAGGATTATGAGAGCTCCTGAAAAGAGAGTATTCAAATTAGATATAGGAAATATACCACCTGCAGAAGTTGATAACTATATGCAACAGGTAATAAATAAGATGAAGAAGGCTCCTGTTATCGATGAAAAAACAGGTGACTATAA